AAGCAAACATACCACCAAAACGTGGATAGTAACTAGGTGGTGTTGCTTCATCACTTAAGGCATCTGGCGGATAAATTTTCTTGCCTGTAATTTGTGTTGCTGTGCTTGGATCATATATCCAAACTCTTCCATTTACATTTGTTTTTACACTGGTCATTGAACTTATAAACAGATAATCGTCTGTCATAGTCATATGTCTACCAAATTCTGTGTCACCAGTAACTGGGCTACTCATACTAGGAGGAGATGGTATATTTCCTATTAGAACTCCTGTTGATTTGTTGTAAACCCAAACTTGTCCATCTCCATCATCTGAGTATGAAGCAACTGCTACATAACTACTGCTGATTGCCACACTGCTACCAAACCCTGCGTCAAATAAATTAGCAGGTGTAGTTGTTTGTGTTAGAGTGTGTCTTAGAGTAGATCCTTGGTATACATATGCTTTGTTTTGTCTAGGAGCTCCTGCTACAAACCATCCGTCATATGCGGCTAACATATTTTGTGGATTGTTGTTATCAACTAGATCTGTTTGTGTAACACTAAATCCTAAAGTGCCAGCATCACAATCAACATAGTGTACTGTGTCAGTGCCTGGAGCACTTACTACTACAATGTCATTGGCATAGTCATATACTTCTACTTCAAATCCAAAATATTCATTTCCTGTAGTTGTTGGATTTATTGATCTTTGGTGAACACCGCTTTTATTAAACACGTGAACAACACCATCTGAGAATGAATCAACATCTTCTTGTGGTGACCCTACTACTAGGTAATTGTCTGTTATTGCTACCGCAGTACCAAAGTTAGCATTAGCTTCAGGAGTAGGATTTGCTACAAGTAAAACTTCATCTAAACTTGTATCATAAACATATGCTACACCAGAATTTGATAAAGGAGTTGGAGGAGGATCGTCAGATAGTTCTCCAACAAAGTCATCTTCATTTCTTGCTCCCATCAACACTTTTGTTCCATCGTATGCTAAATCTGTCACAAAATGGTCAACAGCATCTGTAGGATCACGTTGCGGATTAGCTAAAGTTAGATATGGTGCTAACGCTTGTGGTGTTACTGCTCCTGCTTCACTTATGGTAGCAACACTTGAAAGCGTTGCCGCAGGGCTTACATAATCTACTCTAGATTGTGCTATTATACTGCCTCTTGCTACTAACAAAATACCAGTAGTATCTGGTAACATTGAAGCAACCATTGGCAGACTTAAATTAGCACTACCAAATACTTTTGTAGCTTGACAAGTTAAAGTAGCAACTGCTTCGCAAATTGTTTCAGGAATGTATAAACCTACTTGCCAACTTTTGGTTTTTGGAGTACTGTTGTTTGTGTAATTTATTGAACTGTCATAAAAGAAACTACCAAAAAAAGTGCTAGGCACTGTAATAGTTGGTGCCGCTACTTGATCCCAAATATCTCTGCTGTCTATACCATCTATTGTATAAACTTGATTATAGATACTTACACTACAACCACTTGGCACAACACTCCAAGTAACAGTTGCTCCTGGCACAGCACTAACATCAATGCTGTAACTACATCTTGCTTCAGCTGGTTTAATCACTTCAATAATATCTATTGTTCTTTCCGCTGAGAAAGATTGAGCTGTAATTGTTTTATTAATATCTCTTGCTGTAGGAAAACTAAACAACACATCACTAGGTCTGTTATCTGTAAATGTAAAAGTGCCGTCGCTAAAATTGTTTAATTCTAATAATGTTGTTGTCATTGTACATTAATCTCGCTTACTGGTATACCCGCACCATATCTTGTATTGGTTAGGTAATCATACATTACATCACCTGGTTTAGTCATTGTGTTTGACAGTTTAAATTTGATATCTCTACCTATTGTTGTTAATTTGTTTTTAGCATCATATTGTATTCTTAAGATACAAAAGATTGTATCATTCATTTGATCAGTAGACGACCAGCCTGGCATAATATCATATGCGTTACTGGTATTGCCTGTTGACTCACTTGTAAAACTTGTAGGACTAGTGCTTGATCCATTGAATGGATAAACTTTTATTTTGTTTTGCCAAACACTGCTTGAATTACCATTGTCATCATAAATTAAATCACTGGTTATACCATCACTCTTAAAACTGATTCTAAAATTATCAAAATATATTTCTTCAAAACTTATTACACTAGGAGCAGTGCTAATTAAACGTCCTGTCTTTTCACAAAGAGCAAGACAGATAAACATTGCTGTGTTATTGTCTGCTAGTCTAGCATCTACAATCTTACCACTGATATAACCACTACCATATAACACAGGTAATGAATATTGTGTGTCTGGATCAATAGTTACTTCAGTGCCTTGAGGTGTTGTATCCTTGTTTGCTTTGTTAGCACTTTTGTTTAGGCGATTCAAAGCATAACCTAGCAGTGCTGTTCTTGCTAAACTACTGCCAATACTGTTTCCTTTTAGAAAACCAAATGCCTGTTTGCCTACACTTTTTATGCTATCTATAAAACTCATTAAGGTGCTCCAAAATCAAATTTAGTGCCTTTTAGTGTAGGCACTCTACTCATTGCTGTGTCAGTTGGATAAAATTTTTGATGACTTTCTGGATTTGTTTTTCTACCTGATATCTTTTGAGATAACAAATCAACAGTGCTGGCACATTCTAACAATACTAAATTAGTAGCATCTCTTTCTTCAAGATCAAATTCTTCTTGTAGAGAGTAGTTGTTTACACTACCTATAAATCTTGCTTCAACTGTGTCAATCAAAGTATCTGTAGCAACATCAAAATAACCACGATATATTTTTATAGGAGCACTTTTAATTTTACTGTGAACAATTTCGTTAATGCTGTTAGTAGGCACACCTGAAAGTGTTACTGTAATTGTGTTTGAACTTGCTCTTAATTCACTTGAACTAGGAGATATGTTTAGTAATTTGCCAAGAGGTATATAACTTTCACTATTGATTACAATAGTTGAATCAAAGTCGCTAAATGTTAAAACTTGAGGAGAATATGAACCGCCACTGCCTGTTCTATATTCATCTATCTGTAGTCTAACAAATAGGCCTGTTTTGACACTTGTATATGTGTCTAAGTTTGCCATCTATACCTCCACAAAAACAAATGGACCGCTCCATCTTACTTGGTCATATCCAAACAATTCCCATTGAGGGAAAGCAACACAAATTACATTGTAATTTTCTTCACTGCCTCCTGGGTCAACGTTTCCATAATACCAAGGTACTCTAGAATATAGAATACTAATGTTATCTGTTGTGTGTCTATCTAAAGCCTCAGCACTTTCAATGTCTGATTTGTAGTCACTCCAACGTGGTCCATCTGGTAGTCTTACTGTAAATATCTTTTTAGGTGTTCCACGACTCACAGCTTTGACTGTTCCGTTTCTAGATTGTGTGCTTGCCACAGTATCAAGTCTATTGATACTTAAATTTGTAGCGTTGTTGAATATCCATTGAAAACTCATCTATCTATCTCCCTACTGGTACTTTTCTAGCACCTTGTGATGCTACTGCGTGAATAAAGCCAGGATCACTTGCTACTAACTGTTTGAAACTTCTAGCATCTACTGCGTTAATATTATATGTTACATTGCCTCCTCCAGCACCTAAAGGAGTAACAGTGCCTGGACCTGATACTAGTTCAGGACCATTTTCACCAACAACACCAAATGTGCCTGCTGGTATCATACCACCATTAGCAAAGAAACCACTAAACATTCTGCCTAGTTGACTTCCTCCACCTCCAGCACCACCAAATCCACTGAATGTTTGGGCAATCAACTGTTGAATTTGACTTCTCAATAATTGTTCTAGAATATCATTGATTAGGTCTTTGAATTCTAGTTTACCTGTTTTAACAAAATTAACAATGGTATCTTCCATTCCTTTTGTAACTTTGTTAAACATTTCGCCTGCTTTCTTAGCGGCGTTTGTAGCATTGTCTTGATAACTTTGGAATGCTTCTTTCCAACCATATTCAAATGAACGTTGATATTCTCTTTGTTGTTTGGCAGTTTCAGTTATCTTTTCAAATGCTTTTGTTGCTTCATTTTCTAGAATTTTGATTTCAGCAAGGTATTGATCAGTTGTAATTAAACCATCTTCCCATAGGTATTTGATCTTTCTAATACTTGCCGCTAGTTTATCATCAATACTACGACGTATACCTTCAAGTTCTCTTTGAAATGGTGTTAGTTTAAGATCTTGTAGAGCATTATCTGCTTCTCTGATCATATCATTAAAGTCTTGTTGTAACTTTCTATGATTGTCAGTTAACAGTATACTTGCTTCTTGCTGTTGACGTATTTCTTCACGTAACTCTAGTTCTTGTCTTAAACCGCCTAGTGTTTCATTATACAGATCAGTAATTAAACCAATTTGCTTTTCAATCTCATCTGCTTGTGCTCTGCTTTCTTGAGTGTCTTTTGCTCTTAATTCTGTAATTTCTCTTTGTAAAGGATTAATTGTGTTATAATATCTTTGTGTGAAGGCATTTAATTCTCTTTGAACATTGGCTTGACTTTCTGTCATCTTTAACAATTTGCCTTCTTGTTCAACAGATAATTTTAACGCATTTACACCTTCTTCATAGGTAGCAAAGTAATCAATAGCACTTTTTGTTACACCAATAATAGCGGCAAGATATTTTAAGTTTTCAACTAGGAATGTAATTGTAGCACCAAAGCCAGCACCTAGTGTTTCAATTAATTCATTATTTTTTTCTATGAAAGCAGTTATGCTAAAAACTGCTTGTGTTAACGCATCATTAAAACCGCCTTCACCAAAAGTATCTGCCGCACCTTGTAATGCGTCACCTAGGTTACTAAATGCTTGACTTAGATTGTTGGCTCTTTGTTCAGAAGAACCACTAAATGTTTCACTTAGTCCTTCTTCTAAAGCACGTAGGATAATTTGTGCTCCTTCAGCACTTTGTCCTAATTTTGAAATTTCTAATCTACTGATTCCTAGTTTTTCTGCTAGGATTGTGAATACAGGAATACCTCTATCACCTAATCTGTTTAAATCTTCTAGTCCTAATCCACCAGCAGTTGTTCTAGCATACAAATCAGTTATGGCTTGTAAAGCACCAACACTGTCTGCGGAAACACTTGCTACATCAGCAAATAAACGTAATTGTTTTATACTAGGATCTAATCCTGCGGCTTTTAATTTGATAACACTGGCTGTTAGATCTTCAACTGAGAATACACTCTGTTTGGCAAATTCTTTAATTTGTTCAAATGCTTGTTCGCCTAATTGAGCATCTTTATAA